TTGCCATTTTCCCGCTCGTAATAAATGATCAGGCACTTTGTCAACAGCTCCAAAGTGTCCAGAGGTGGGGGAAGGTCAAAGGGCGGCGCTCTCGCGCCGCCCTTTCACGTTTCCCCACGGGACACGGGGGAGGCTGATTGGTTCTTTCATTTTTGGACTAAGGAGGTCTTTCATGCAGTCAATTACAACCGATACAAGGCGCAGGGCGACGTTTGCCGTTGACGGCTACGAAATATCGGCCACCTTCGCGGACAGTGAAAACGCGGCGGCCCTGGGCCAAGTGAAACAGATTTTGCTATCGTCTTTTGCCAGCAACACCCCTAAAAATAGGGCCGGAGGCATCCTTGAAATTCACCCCGGACAGAGGGATAATATAAGTGGGGGTACTCCCCATGTACCTTGAAAAGTGCATATTATCCACGTATTGATTTACATCTCAATTTAACAACGTATGATTGAGAAAGGACAAATCAATATGGAAAATCGGGTTTATTGTTTATACAGGGTTTCCACCGACAAGCAGGTGGATCACGACGATAAAAACCAGGCGGACATTCCCATGCAGCGTAAAGCCTGCCACCGCTTCTGCGAGGAAAAGGGCTGGACGATTATCCACGAGGAACAGGAGGACGGCGTTTCCGGCCACAAGGTACGGGCGGAAAACCGGGACAAGGTGCAGATTATCAAGGAACACGCCAAGCAGAGCAAGTTTGACATTCTGCTTGTGTTCATGTTTGACCGCATCGGGCGGATCGCGGACGAAACCCCCTTTGTGGTGGAGTGGTTCGTCAAAAACGGCATCCGGGTATGGAGCACCCAGGAGGGGGAGCAGCGGTTTGACAATCACACCGACAAGCTCACCAATTACATCCGCTTTTGGCAAGCGGACGGGGAAAGCGAAAAAACCTCGATCCGCACCCGGACAAGACTGGGCCAGATGGTGGAGGATGGGCATTACAAGGGCGGTAACGCCCCCTATGGCTACGACCTCGTAAAGAGCGGGCGGATCAACAAGCGCAAGCACGAGGTTTTCGATTTGGCCGTCAACGAGGCCGAGGCCGCTGTGGTGCGGATTATCTTTGCCAAATACGTGCATGAGGGCTACGGGGCCCAGCGGATCGCCTCCTACCTGAATAATCAGGGCTACCGGGCCAGGACGGGCAAGAAGTGGCACCACGCCAGCATCCGGGGTATCATTTGCAATCTCACCTATACCGGCGTACTTCGCAGCGGCGATAGCCGTTCCCCCGTCCAGCCCCATTTGCAGATTATCCCGCCTGAACTGTTTGAGGCCGCCCAAAAGATACGCACCGCCCGCGCCAACTCCGCCGAACAGGAGCGCACCGTCCCCCTGAACACCAGGGGCAGCGCCCTGCTGGCCGGAAATGTTTTCTGTGGGCATTGTGGCTCCCGGCTGTCCCTGACCACCAGCGGCAAGGCTTATCCCTGCAAGGAAGATCCCAATCGGGTGGTGAAGCGTGTGCGGTATGTCTGCTACGGGAAAACCCGCAAGCAGACGGATTGTGACGGACAGACGGGCTACACGGCCCATATCCTTGACGGGATCATTGATAAGCTGGTGCGCCAGATCTTTGAGCGCATGAAAGCAATCCCCAAAAGCGATATAGTCAATATCCGCTACCGGGAAAAGATGGAGGAACGGAAAAGCCTGCTCCATAGCGTGCGGGCGGAATATACCAAGGCCGCTGCTGACCTTGAAACGCTAAAAGGCGAGGTTATCAAGACTATCCGTGGGGAGAGCACCTTTTCCAAGGAGCTGTTAAGCTCTCTGATTGCCGAGGCCGAGGCCAAATGCCAAGAGCTTCAAGAGAACATGGAAACGGCACAGGCGGCTTATGACGAGGGGAAAACGGTGCTTGCTTCGCTGAACGCCCAATATGACGATATAATCTCATGGGCGGAAATGTACGACACGGCCAGTATGGAGGCAAAAAAATGATCGTCAACTGCTTAATCAAGCGGGTGGAGGTCTACCGGGACTACAAGCTGCATATCGACTTTAACGTTGACTTTGAGCAGTTCAGCATGGGCATGGACATCGTTGCCATCGCCGCATAAAACAAAAAACCTCGCTCCTTTTCAGAAGCGAGGAAAAGCTCTTTCCCTTGATATGGTGGAGATAAGCGGGATCGAACCGCTGACCTCTTGAATGCCATTCAAGTGACCTCACGCCGCGTTGCGGCTCCGGCCGGGGACAATATAAAAACCATTGAAACACAGGGGTTTCCGCCGTTCACCCTTTGGGTGTCTGCTTGATTTTTCCGAAACCTGTGCGCTTAAAATTTACTATGCTAAGTATAGCAGATTTCCCTTGAAAAGTCAATTTTTCTGCAACCTTTTCGGGAGAGAAATGGGCCATTACAGGCCCATTTCTTTGACCCTTCTGTAAAAGGTATTCGGCTTCAAGCCAACCTCCTGCATGGCGGCGGTGGCCGTTATCTCCCCGGCCCTCCACCGCTTGCAAGCGTCTTTGAATTGGGTTTCGTCCACCTCCAAGGGCTTGCGGCCCTTATACTTGCCCTCGCTCTTTGCAATCTCTATGCCCTCCCGTTGCCGCTCCAAGATGTTCTCCCGTTCCAGCTCCGCCAGAGCGCCGAACACCGTCAGCATGAAACGGCCCTGCGGGGTGGTGGTGTCGATACTCTCTTTCAGACTGACAAACTCCACCTGTTTCTCCGTCAGTTCCGACACGATGGAGAGAAGGTCGCGGGTGTTGCGGGCGATACGGGAAATGCTTTCCACAATTACCATGTCCCCAGCGCGGACAAAAGCCATCATTTCTTTGAACGCCTTGCGGTCTGTATTCTTGCCGCTGGCCTTGTCGATGAATAGTTTTTCGGCCTTTTGTTCCTCCATCATTTTCAGTTGCCGCGCCTCGTTCTGTTCGATGGTGGAACACCGTACATAACCGACCCGCATTGTTTCACACCCTTTCGCTTTGTCTGATATAATGATACCACACAATCGAAAGTATATCAATAGAATTATATTATATTTTGAAATATTTCAGATATAGAAAAACGGCTTGTGTGACACACAATTCACTGCTGTTTCAATATGTCAATTGGGTATACCCTATTGACATGTGGGGGCAATATTTTAGTATTGCCCCCACATGTCTTGATGTGTTATTTTAATGCTTCGTATGCAGTCAGCACATCCCGAATCGCCTGCTTATCGGCCGAATTTACGGTGAAGTCATGTGTGTAATCATCGCCTTCAAAACGAACGATTGTTTCGGTAGAATTTGCGATGGCCCAGAGCATTTCGACATCAGAGTCGGATACATCGGTGTCAATATATTCCCACACAACACCACCGCCGTTATTACGAACGATATCATAATAACTAAAAGTTTTCGTGTAGCGTTCATCATCTACAGCAAAGGTGAGCTTCTTCCAAAACACCCAGTCATCCCCAGTGTAATTGCAAATTAGACGAAGCCAAACGCTATTAGTATCCCGGCCGAGGTAGGGCACCACAAAGCACCGAATATCAGCGGCCCAACTGCCGTCTGAATAATGCTTTACCACCTTTGGAGTATAAAACTGCATTCTTTGAATCTTGTCCTCGTCCAGCCGCATCCCAGCTAAAAGTTTTTCCGCCTCCGCCTTTGTCAATTCCTTGAGGCAGGTAGTAGCGGCGTCCAGTACATCGGCGTTCGTCACCTTCTCCTTATCGCTGGCGGACAGGGCACTATAGAAATCTTGAGCCTGGCGAATAGCATCGGCCCGCTCCGGAGTGACTTCGCCAATTGCAGAAATCAGTTCCTCCGCCTTGGCAACCCGCAGACCACTCAAAGCCCCTGTGGCCTCATCCAAAACAGAAGTGTTTTCCACTAATGCTTGCACCTCAAGCGAGGCGTTGCCATAAGCTTCCTCAGCGGCGGAAATAGCAGCTTCGCTGTCCAGAGTAACCGTACCAATTGCAGAAATAGCGGCTTCAATTTCACTTGCTTTACTTTCCAGTACCAGGGTATCATAGGCACTCCGGGCCTCAGTCAGAACGTTCAAATTATCTAATTGTTCTTTATCTTCTTCAGCCAAAGCTTCTACAGTTGCTTCCGCCGCAGAAATTTGGTTTTCACTTTCCAATGTTACTTCGCCGATAGCCAAAATCTGTTCATCCGCCGCCTTTGCGGCGTCACTCTTTTTGCTTCCGCAAGCCGTCAAGGACAGCATAAGCGCCGCCGCAAGCATAAGGGCCAAAACCTTCTTCATTTTCTCTTATCTCCTTCCCGCACGACCTCAACAAAGGTGTGCTTAATAATTTGGGGTGTATCTTTCAATTTGATGTACTTTGCAACCGTTGTCCCGCTTCGCCCCATTTCACGGCCCACCGCCGCATAGTTGCCGAGTTTGGCATACAGGCGGTGCATTTCAACGATTTCCGCCGGGGTTACACGCGGCGCACCCATATCAGCCCTGGGGGGAGGATTTGACGGAGGCGGGCTTTTTCCCGGTGATTAAGTGCTTGTCGCTGTCCTCCATGCACTCTCTCCAAATATCATCAATGAAACTCTTAAAAGTCTTTTTCTTGCTTGCATCACCGGAGATTTCCATAACCATAGCATTGTATTCCTCCAACTTTTGCTGATAGTTCCAAGGTACGGTGATGGTTTTCTTGTCCGTGTCCAAAATGATACGCATAGCAATTCCTCCTTGCAAATAAAAAATGTACGAATACTGTGCAATCTGACAGCATTTCGTACAATCTATCATATATATATATATATATTGTCAAGAGCTTTCGCAAAATTTATCGAAAATAGTTGAAAATATTGCTGTTCCGCATGACACACATGAAATTGCCGCGTTTCGACTGGAAAACGCGCGATTTCGGTGTGTTTTTTCTTATTTTCAATCGAATACGATATGAAATGGCGTGGATTTCTTGAATTATGCGCCGTTTTTCATGCAATTCTCTTTGTTCCGCTCTGCTTTTTGTCGTTTCCGCCGTGTTCGTCCGTGTTTCCCGTAATTTATCAGCGGTCGGGACAATCGCCGGGAAAATCCGCCGCCGCGCGTACCTTGTTCTTTTTCCTAATACTATCCCCCCGGCGCTCCCTTCCTGCTGTCCGATGGGAAGTTTTGTTCTGCCTCGGCTCCTGCAAGAAATGCTTTGTAATGTTCTTGTTTTACTCATTTTCTTTCATAATTCTGCTAATTTGAGTCAAAAAAATTTTTATAGTATAATTATTATAGAA